TTCATTAACAGAACTTTTTAAAGAAACACTTGCAAGTTTAGTAGTTCCTTGCGCTATAGAATCAAGGGTACCTAATCCAATACGAGAAACGCCTTTAAAGCCACTAAAAATACTATTAGTTATTTGAAGAAGTTGATTATCTTCTTCTTCAATAGTTGCTGCTAAAGCAGCATTTTTAGTTTGAGAAACAAGTTTTTGGAATGCTTCGTCATCAACACTATCTAGTTGAGAAGCAGCAACATAAAAATCCGCTGGAGCATTAGGAGTATTATTAACAAGATTCATTAAACGGTCATAGGAATCTAAACGAAGTCTAGTATCAATATATTGTTTAGCATCTTTTTGACTATCAAACTTCGCTACACCAGTTGATGTTTCATAAATATTAGAACTTGTTTCTTCCATATTAACGTCCCTGTTCTCTTAATTCTAATACTAATCTACGCAATTCAGGAGAAGGAGTAGCAATATACATTGCTTTAATAATATCAGCCACATCATCTACACTAGGTTGCATACCATCAATATTTTGCATAGGAGAAAGAACTTCTGGACCAGCACCAGGACCAAAAGGTAAACCATTAGTAACAGGTTCATCTGGATACATTGAAGGTTCTGATATTGGAATAGGTCTACGCATTTCTGGAGTAGGAGCAGAACCAGCATCAGGTGCTGCAGCTAAAGGTGCTGATTGAGCAATCTCATTAATGACTTTACCCTCGCCATACTCTTGACCGCTAATATATTGTGCGGCTTGTCTTGCATTATCCACGCTGGGTCTCCCATCTGTTCTTTTGCTCATAGCACCAGGACCACTTACTGGTGCTGGATTTCTTGGTCTTTGATAACCACCTTTACCTGCCATTATAAACTCCTACCATTTAACTTTGTTAGCCCAGTAGGCTGCAGACATTTTGCCTTTAGCAATATTCTTAGCATGGCGAGCCTTGAATGCCGCTTGACGTTTAGTTGGTTTCTTGTCTCCAGTAACGCCCTGTTGCCCAAAGCGAATAGTCTTAACCTTGTCTCCCTCTTTAGCCACAACAACGTGTGATTTAGTAGGATGACTTGGAGTACGCTTTGGTTTATTGTATCCACTAACTCCCGCTCTCTTTAAACGAGAATCTTTTTCTTTAGGCATTTACTTTTTCCTTTTCTTTTTCTTAGACATTCCTGCTTCACTCATAGCAATAGCAACTGCTTGTTTGCGTGAAGTTACTTTGGGACCAGTTTTGGAACCAGAATGTAGTTTTCCCTTTTTGTACTCACTCATAACTTTAGAAACTTTTTTAGCATTAGCCTTTTTCATTACTCTTCTCCGAAATCTAAATCATCAAAATCTTCATCAATGCTTACAATGTTTTCAGTAATACCGTTTAACAAATCTTCTATTTCTAATGTAGCTTTATCGTGCATTTCTAATCTACCAATACCGTAATTAGCAGAAGCAACAGAAACAGAAGCAATGTCATTACCAAAATGAACCATTGTTTTGCCTACATTACTTATTAGGTTTCCAACAGCATTGCCAATCATCCAAAAAGAGAATTTGACAACGATAGGCTCAACGCCATCTTCTGGTCTAACCCAATAGTAATAAGACATATTTTTCCTCTTTCAATAAATATATAGGTACTTTTTGTTCAATAATCGGACACTATTTCTGGTAATCAAGCCAAGCATTGCTATCATTCAAACCGTCTAAATATTCATTAGTATGATGATTACAAAAAATTAAATATTTTCCACTATCAAACATAGCAACAACAAGAGCCACAGCATTACAGTTTCTAGCATCACACAAATCTGTACGAGTAAGAACTGGAAAAGACATGGCTATATAGCCCTTCGCCTCGCAACATTAGCAGCAAGATTAGGATTACCACGAGAATCAAGACCAGCAAGAAGCATAGCAAGGTCAGGTTGACCGCCTTCCATACCAGAGAAACCGCCAACAGCCTCAGGACCAGCAGCAGCCATACCCTGTTCAGGAGTTCCTCCGCCAGCCATACCAGCCATAGCAGCCATTGCTTCCTCTTCAGGAGACATAGCCTCTGGTGCTTGTTCGGGTTCAGGCTCAGGAGTAAATATCTCAACCATAAGTTCAGCAAGTTCCTTGCCTTTACGGCGACCCTCAATAATCTTCGCTACAGCTTCAACTGCTTGAGTTGGGTCTTGACCATTCAATACAAGACTAGGAATACTTTGAGCATAAGACAAAATAGATTGTTTAGCCGCTTCTTCCAAATCTTCAATATCAATCTTCTTAGCCTCTTCTTCAACATCAATATCAACAGGCATTTCTCTACGCATAAAGTCGCGACTAAACATTTTCTCAGCACGAGCCTGCAGAGCAAACACAAGCCAACGGTTCGGGTCAAGACCAGCCATCAAACCATACTTAACCTCAACAGTGTAATCACCCTTGATAGCAGAACCTGGGTCATATTCAACTTCATAAGAAGAACCATTCTCACTACCACGAAGTTTCTTCTTCGTACCAGAGAATACCATTTCGTCAGACTCTAAACAAAGACTCATTACCTCTTCAAGAGTTCTAGCAAAAACAGACTGATGAGCGCGAACCTGAGCATCATAACCACCCATAAGAGCCTGAACACCACGACCAGTAACGATGCTAGCATCAGTATTACCCGTACGAGTTTGTGGGAAACGAGAACCAAGTTGTAGTTCCCTCTCCAAAGATGCTTGTTCAGCAAACGCAGCCTGTGGAATCTCTATAGGAGCGCGAACAACGCCACCAGGAGTATTCGTACGAATAGTAGCACCAGGACCAAAAGGAACCTCAGGAACATCTGTAGGAACAATAAGAGGCGCATTAACGCTCTCATCTGCCGCCTGTAAAGCAAGCAAAGCAAACCTTGACTTAGCCAACTGCACAAAGATAACATCATCAAACTGACCACGAGGAATATCCGTAGCACCAGGTCTTTCAGCAATACGAACCATAACCTTACCAGTTTTGTTTGGAATCATACTCAACATTAATGGGTCGCCATTAACCATAAAAGCAGCATCCATATCTTTGTCGTGGTAGAATACTACCTCAACTTGGCTGGAACCAAACATTCCATCAGCATTCTTAATCTTGTGAGCAAACTCAGGATATTGTGCCGCCAAATCATCACGGTCAATCATTACACGCTGAAACAAAGAAACAACCCTGCCGAACCTATCCTTCAAAGGATAACATCCAACAGGGTCAAGAATACGAACAACAGGCATATTACGGTCATAATCACATTCAACCTTGAAAGGCAAGAAACCGTAAGTCACATACTTGTCGGCACCAGAAAACATTTGTACCTGTAAATCGGAAACCGCTGCATACCCGTTAACAATTTTTGTTTTTAAACTAGCGTTAGTGCGAGCACGCTCACTAGCCATAGTAGGACTAGAGCAGTTAAACGAAGGTAAAGGACCAACCATCTCAGACATGTCCCTAGCAGCCACATCAATCATATTAGCAACAATAGGCTCCTGGAAAGGACCGCTATCGGGAAACAAGTCGGGGGCAACATCGCTCATCTTACCTTGACGAATAGCAGAAATCTGTGCCATACGCGTATCACGATAAGCATACTTTTGCTTCAACCGAACATAACGGTTCATCAAAGAAGAAATATCTTCCATTATATACTCCTATAAAAATTAACCCCACCAAGTCTTTGGTGCGGCACTAACATAAATATCATCAATATCATTCATAAAATATCTTGAACTTTTACCACCACGAGTAAAATACATACTATCCCTATACGAACCATTTCGCTCAACACGAGAAACAAGTTCCTGAGCCCTAATCTCCGCAAACCACAAAGCCATAACAATGTCAGTCTTCAAACCCTTAGGAGGATTAGGTTGCCACACAACAAGTTGCTCAATAAGCGACTTAACATTCTGATAACTACTACTCGGCAAATGAATAAGATTATTCTCAAACAAAGTAGCCATAGCCATAACACCAAAACTTGGGTCATGCTTATTACTACCAGTAGTAGTATGCTCCGTAAGAATACCACCACGAGCAGCAATATACTCATTAATCTCAGGGTCGCGAGTCAAGAACGCCTGAAAAGCGTTCCTCTCAATCCTCCACTCATTAACCCCATACTTATCTTGCCACTGAATAATCTTGTTCTTAATCTTATCTGGCGACATACCAGCCTCATTATGAATATCAATAACCCACCTATGGGTAGAACGCATATCCACACCAAGCAAAACAAAAGCACTAAAACCAACAGTAGCAGGGTCAACCCCAGCAATCAACCGCAAACCATCCATACCCTCAGGGCGACCAATAACCCCATCCTCAGGAATAAACCCAGGAGCTCTCATACCACAAGCATTAATAATAGTATCAGACTTGAAAACACTATCCTCCGCCAACTGCTCCTGCATCCAAATACGAGACCACTGCGAAGGCGTAATACCATCACGCTCCTGCGACAAAGTAGAACCATCCCACTTCGCAAACAAGCCATTCTCCTCAGGCTCCTGGTCAGGGTCAGAAGGCAAATCACTATACGGCCACAAAGTCACCCAATCCTTAGGCTCCTCCGCAAACTCCAACACCGCAGGCTGCTGCAACACAGTCCAAGGTTGCGACCCGCCATAATACCTAGCAGGGTCACGCAACTCACTATACAAATCCTTCGCAGCAATCCTCGTACCAATAACCAACAACCTACCAGTACGAGGAGTCAAACGAGAACCCACGATACCAAGAATCCAGTCAATCTGCTTATCATACTCATTCACGTTAGTATTATCAACAGCGTCATCAATAACAACCAAATCAGCACGAGAACCATACAACTGACCACGAATACCCAAAGCCTGTACAGTAGGATCCTTAGCCTCAGAACTCCTACCCCCCACATAAAACTGTGTAGCCTTCCACGAAGCAGACCCATCCTTCCAACCCCCAGGCGGAGCAAAATCTCTTTGCAAATCCTCATACTCAGGACTCGTTAAACGCTCCTTAATCTGCAACAAGAACTGTTCCGCCAAACGCTGTGCCTTAGACACAATAACAATCTTAACATTCGGGTCCTTAACAATCCTCCACACAACATAATTCACCGTAATCGTAGTAGACTTAGCATGGTGCGGAGGAGTATTAACAATCACACGAGACTGCCTACCAGGCTCGTATACCATGGACGCATGCAAACCTCTCGGCTCACGCCCCTCCAATAAATCAAACCACTGCAATTGGTGGTCGAAAAGTTTATTTTTTAAATACCGCTCACAAAATTCAGGAAAATCAGGAACATCAACCCGCTCAACAAGACCCTTCCCCCGAGCAATAAACAAACGCTCCCTATCAACTTTATCAGCAAAATCTTTATCCGTCTTACGATAATACTCATAAGTCTTCAACGACTTATCAACAATAAGCAAAGCATCCTTAACACTCTTACCCTGCCCAATAAGTTTAACCAACTCCTCCTTAGCCTCACTTGAACTAAACTTCTTAACAGCCATTACAACCTACTTAAACCTAGTCCACTTAAACTGCCTACCATCCAACACAATAGGCACATCCCCATCATGCCACACCATAAAAGAAACAGTCAAATCTTTCCTATTCAACAAAAAATGACTCCAATAATGATGCCTCTTCCTACCAACAAGCGGACACTTATCATCAAACCCAGTCCAATCCTCCCTATCAGAACCAGGAAAACGAAGAAGCCTACCACGCAAAGTAGAAGGACAACCCACCTTAGGATACTCCACACGAAGCATCACACCATAAATAGACCAACCCCGCTTCGGCAACTTAATAACACTACGGTCACGAAAACGAACAGCAGTCCAAGTCCTAGGCAAAACAACCTGCTTATCCGCACCACTAAAAGTCTTAAACAACGGCACAATAAACCTCCAATACTAAATAACGCAGAACCCAACCAACCAACCCCTCAACCCTTTATGCATACATAGGCAAACAAAGGGGAGCCTGCTAACTATATATAGGGACAAAAACAAACACAAACGGACAAACAAACCTAGGAAATTTAGCAAAAAAATTTGTGAGGGTATATTATACATTATGCGTCCCAGTTTAAACACCTTGGGGTCGATGAAGTGTCACCCCCCGTGTCAGGGGTTGTGCAATACCTTATACCAGGGATACAGGGTATACATGTCATGCCCAATGTCAGGGGTTTTGTCAGGACTATAGAGCGCCCTTAAAAATAGTATACTGTCAGGGGTTGTGTCAGGGGTTGTGTCCTGTTGTCAGGGGCGCCGTGTAAGCCTTTGTGTCATGGTTTGTGTCAGGAGTTGTGTCTGTTGGGCTTTTGGGTTTTATATATATAGGACGGCGGGCGGGCGTACCCTGTCCCCCGCCTAGTTAAGTGTGTCCTATAATAGGACGGGCTGTGTGTGTGTGTGCCCCGCGCCCCCCGTTCACCCCGTAAACCGTGATATCAAGGGGGACCGTGCCCCCCATTGTTTCCCGCATTCAAGGTATATAAAGCGTCCGATAGTAGGACGCTTTGTATTCCTATGGGCGCCGTGCATTCTTTCTATAAATTGGGCGGGGGGTTTAGCTCCTCCCCCCCGTTTCTCTCTATAATAACACTATAGGGG